CTCGCTGTGATTGCAAAACACTAATAGACGTTGCGCCAGCTAGCTCAAAATCAGTGGCATATGCATACACTGTGATATCAACTCCTGATGTGGTGACTCCGTTTGCTGACCGTAGTGCTGCATATTGCCAAAGCTCCAAGGTGCCCAAATCGTCCAAATTAGTTGTATTTGCCGTACTCACATATGGATAAGGGTACAAGAAAGGCAAAACCATCATAACATTCGAAGTAGACTGATTATCCAACCATACATGGGGACGTTGTGAGATAGGAATTTGAGCGACATTAGCAGCTATCGATGCTGGAACTGTATTAGTCATTTGACGAGCAAGTGGACGGTAAAATGCACCAATTCTGCCATAATAAAATGGACTGCCGTTAATGAGGAATTTTAAACACAGATTAGCACGCAAGAGGTGAAAACCTTGTAATTTATTCTTAATGGCTGGTTTATTAAAGAATGCACTCCATGGTTCAAAACTTGCTTTAAGCCCTGCTGCCCCATTTTCCGACCAGCGGTACTGGTAAATCAAAGTGGGGCGACTCAAAAAGTCCGCTAAATGCGCCACAATTTGCTGATGATCTCCAACTTTATTAAACCTGGTAGAGAGGTGATATATTTCTCCATCAGGTTCATTTACAAACATAACTTGTTCTTGTTGTTGACTCTGAGATTCATCATCTGTTCGAGGGACCAGAGCCGGGTCCTTTTGTGCCAATTCTTCACCTGATTGACGTAGGTTTTGTTTAAGATTTTGGTTAGCAAGTTCATTATTTTCGAGCCCAAATATCAACTCAAACAAGTGGGCCTTACCATCCCTGTGTGATTCAAGCTCCAATCTTCCATCAATATGGATTTCGGGGAACGCCCTAGCATGATATAAAGAAGAAGAATCCACTCTTCGCATAGACTGTGGGATGGGTATCACTATGCGACAGTCACTATCCTTCTCCTGACACTTTTGGCTAAGACCAGTGTCAATGGCCTGAACAGGATCCAAGTTGGATGCCTCTTTAAACTTCAAAACACATTGATCCCAACTGAGGTGTGGGAAAAGTGTAATGTAATGCTTAAGCTTATCAGATTTTTCAAGCCTGTCCACAAAATTCTGAAATTCAACAAAGAATGCTTTCCCATGGTAGAAGGCTTCAGAATTAGCTGCACACAGCGCTTGGGCAAGTTGTTCTGACAAACTGATTGTCTTAGATGCTGTTTGTATCACTAACATTTTAAAAATGGACTGCACATCCAAAGGAGCAACGTAACAATTTAATTCTTTAGAGAAGCGAAAGGTTCGCTTGAGGAAAGGTGCTTTCTCTAAATGAATAAAGGGAACAGTTTGTGCGTCTTTTTCTGCCATAGTGTAGTCAACACCCAAGTCCAACATAACGCGTTGGATATTAGTGTGATTAAATTCGCTGCAGTACTCT